AGTTCCCTTGTACACTAAATCTCTCAAAGCAGATGGCAGTGCTTCATACTGTTCAAATCTACCAGATAAATTTTCTAAGAAAGTTCCTGTATCTGTTCTTGACGGGAAGGGGTCAGGAGACTCAAATTCTATATCTGACGCACCGCCATAAAAGTTTTTACCTGACCAGCTTACTTTTGAGCTATGCTCTCTAACATCCCAAATTCTATCTGTAGATGTATTTTCAAGACTGTATCCACTAACTATTCCGTCACAACTATTATCTTTTGCTGCAGTTATTATTTTATTTCTTCTATTTAATATTAAACTAACACTTCCTTTAGAAGCTTCAATAGTTACTCCATTTCTAATGGGAAGTTTTTCTTCAGCAATAGGATCAACTGATACAGGAGAAAGCCACGTAAAATCTCTTACATTAGCTTTCAACCAATCTCTAATTGCAATTCCAGCGTCTTCTCCTGCTTGAATATCAGCATCAGACAAATTACTTTCTTTAAAATACACAGAGATAACTTCATGGCTTGTCTGAGAAAGCCAACGCCATACAGCATACGTAGAATTTATTCCGCCGCTAATAGGTATCAAAACTTTCATTTTAGCCCGCCGATCCGTTCATTGTACCAGAGTTATTAACAGTAACAGTTCTGCTGTTCTTCCTAACAGCAAAACCTGCTGCTCCTCCTGATCCCCCACCACTGGCTGCTGTTACTTGAGGACATGATCCTGATGCAGCACCCCCAGTACCACCACTAGCACCAGCCGCACCAAAACCACCTGCAGAACCTGTAGAACCTGTACTACCTGTTATATTAGGAGCAGCACCACAAAGAGGATTACCTTTATCATCTGGCCCAACACCTTGTCTAACTTGGCCTAGACCGCCACCACCACCGCCGCCGCCGCCACCACGAACTTTACCACCAGAAAGAATATTAACAATACCAGTTCCTGTATATGGTGTACTTGATTCCCAATATATAGCATCGCCGCCTACTGAACCGTTTCCTCCGGGCCGTCCAGCACTACCATTAGCACCTGTATAACCGTCTATATTACCAGTAACATTAATAGTTAGTGGAGATGCTGCATTTATTGCGCCTGTTCTCATAGCATGAGTGCTACTGCCGCTTACGGTAACTCCAGAAGCAACATTAACTACGATAGGCTGACCGGAGGGAGCATCATACCCTGCAGAGTTAGCTGCTGTTAGGATATTATACTCGCTAGCGTTAGATGTTATATTTAATGTTATAGTGGTAATTCTTGATCCGCCTAAAGAACCAAAACCTAAAACGTTGTAGCCAAAACTCATAACCTACTCCAAATTAAGCGTCGTTGGCTGCATCTGTCGTGTAGAACAACTTGAGGCCAATTAGTCGGGCATCTTCTGCCATATCATCGTTACCATCAGAAACATCTCTAAATATTCTAAAGAAGCACATATCTGCCGCAGCAGGGCTACCAGCGATAGTTACTGCACCACTCTCTGCAGTTACACAGAGGTCTTCAGCGGCACTTAGCGCGTCATCTGTAACAACCACTGCAGAACCGTATGCTACGTCGATAGTATCATTGTCAGAAACAGCAACGCCCTGAAGTCCCCAAGCAACACCATCCGTGTCCGTTGCAGTGGTTGTCCAAAAAACCTGAAAAGTAACCGTGCCTTCATTCCAACTTTTTGGAAATGCAACTTGAAACTGAGCGTGTTCATCTGAGCCATTATCAAAGTCAAGAACCTGCATGTCAGGACGACCAGAGGTTGTTTCTACATTTGCCAGAGCCGCACACCCGTTGGAGGCAGTGGGTTGGCAAGCTGCTGCAGGAACAAATATAGTCTCTTTACCAGCAGTCTTAACTGCAGCACTTGCAACTGTAGGAGCCTGTGTAAAGTTAACCACGCCATTAGAGGCGATTGCAAGCGCGTCTGTATCGCTGGCAGAGCCAATGGTGCCAGCATCTTTGATTATGATATCATCTTTAAAGGTAACAATACCGGCAGAGGAAATCTGCATAGCGTCTGTAGCACTTGCAGAACCTATATCTCCGTCATCAGGAACAACAAAGCTACCACCAGAAACTGCACCTGTAGTTGAAATAGCAGACGACCCGGTATCGATTGTGCCAAATCCGCTGGTAATAGAGCCTGAATTAAGAGCGCCAGTAGTTGTAATGCTTGAAGTACCTGCTGCAGCAATAGCCGTACCGCCAATAGTGATAGCATCCGCTTCAAGTGTGCCGTGTATATAAGCATCTTTAAACTGCAAGCTACTTGAGCCAAGGTCTACATCGTTATCGCTTACGGGGGATAACACGCCGTCAATTATCTTAACCTGATCTGCACCTGAAGCTCTAAATATAATGTTGTTATCTGTTGCAAAATCAATATCGTTGTCAGCATCCCTGCCAACAGTCAGGCTGGTATTTGTTACAGAAGTAATGCCTGTCTGTGCAGCGACTATGGTAAAGGTTAGGTCATAGGGGTCGCCATCAGTTCCGTTATCAGTATCGGTCCAATCAATATCAATACCGCCGCCTTCAACAAACTTAACCTCTTTAGAATTAGTGATAGATACTTCAGTCCCATCTCCGTCTTCTAAAACCCAACTAGTCATGCCCGCTACACTGTCTGCATAAGCTTTCACAGACTGCTGCGTGGGAATTAGAGTAGCAGAGTCAGAAGACATATCGTCTTCGTCAACGAATGCCGTTGCAGTTATAGTCCCATCTGACAAACTTCCAAACTGCACAGTGCCATTTGAAGTGACATTTCTAACAGTAGCTATGTCTTTATCCGCGCTTAGAACAACTGCTTTACTAGCGGCTGCAGTACCTGCAGTGATGCCGTCTAGCATTTCTAGCTCTGCTTCTGTTAGTACCGCGCTGCCTATGCCAATTGAAGTTGTTGCAGTTAAAGTGCCACCGGAGACAATAGTACCTGAAACATCAAGATTGCCATTTACGTCAATAGTAGTAGCAGCTATCTGTATCTCTGTATCAGCAACGAGGTCTAGCTGCCCATCAGTAGATGAATTGATGTAAATAGCTGTATCGCGGAACTGTATCTTCTCCGTGCTGCTAATCAGCAGGTCATCTGAGAACTGAAAGTAGTCTTCATCCTCCATCCATGTCAGAACGCCATCTGATGTATTAGCGTTAAAGGTTACGGCTATATCTGTATCAGCGCCAGTACCGAAAGTAATAGCGTTGCTAAGAAGCTTCTCAATCGCCCCCCCTTCACCATCTGTACCGTCATGCTGATGACCCCCCGTTTCAAACGCAGCGTCAATAGCGTTAAACTCTGTAGTAAAGTCAGACGCATTAATCGTCTCTCCATCTACAAAATTTGTTGGGCTTGTTGTTGTGTATGCTGTACCCATTACATTCTAGCTCCCGGTGTAAATTCTAATGAAAACCCTTTAAGTGTGTACGTAGGGTTTGTGCTTGTATCTGTAAATTTTAGCGCCACGGCAAATCCTGATCCTTCTACAGACTGTCTGTATAGCGGCGTGTACACAGCAGCGTCGTATTCTGCTGTTGCCATTGTAGCACTGCCGTAAAAAGCAGACCCAGAGGGGTCTAACAGGTCGTACAAAGCTGGGCTTGGTAGAAGTATGTCGCCGTAGTCATACTCAAGGTTCATATCTACAGAGGATACAGTTCCTGTCCCGATGTAGTTAATAACTACTCTCTGCATGTTCTTGCGTATTCCAACATCTCCCATGTTGTAGTCAATAGTTCTATATATACAGGCCATATTAGTTCCATCAAGAGTAGAACCTGATTCTTGCTTATAAACATAACCGCCATCATAATCTCCGTGAACAACATGTTCTTCGTCAGAAATATCTCCATGATCGGCGCTCATAGGCTTAATGCCTTTTAAATCTGAATACTCCCAGCCTATCTGCCCTGTCTCAGAACTCCGTTTTAACACGGCTATAAGCCCTGTTGAGTTAGCCTCAGTGCCTGATGTTGTAGGGTAGTACAGTCGGTATTGGCTCTTTCTTCTTATAACATGAGAACTAATATTAGATATCTGGTCAGCACTAAGATCATTTAATCTAGACTGTACTTGTTTAGATATCGTTCCAAGTTCTGTGTCGCCAATCTTTTCAGTACCTGCAACTGTACGTAGGCCGTCTGGTGCAAGATAGATTAGATCACCGCCTATTTCCTGTATGCTAAATCGGGAGACGCAACCAATGTTTCGTGTTACAGGTTGCAGAACAAAGTCAGAGACACTGGAACCTGCTAGCCTGTAGATACTGTCTTTACAGAAAATAACCAAAGTTTCACGGAATGTGGCTAGCCCTACGATCTCATCGCCAATAGATATCTCTCCTGCCCCTGATGCAGCACTAAAGTCGTTCTCGCTGTACGGCGCACTAAACTGCAGAAGGTGGCGTTTGCTTGTCATGCCGCAGAAGAAGAGATGATTCTTGTGTTCTATTACAACTTCAGGTGCTGTAGGTTTTGTACCTGCACCTGATCCTGCTCCTCCGGTTAACGCTGTGTACGTACTACCATCAAACATAGCTGCGTCATTGACGCCATCTGCCATTGCAATCTTTTCTGTACCCGCCCAGTTATAAACTGTAAAGGTGTATCGCTCTGCGCTAGTGCGGTTAGTTACAAAGTTTGTCCATCCAGAACCCGTACTTGTTGCTACATTTGCACCCCGTGCTGCAACAACTTTATTTTGAAATATAGCTACTCCCAGTACGCCGCCAGAACCTGCAACCTGATTGTCGTCATACTTGCTAAAGCCTTTTATCTTGGCATAGCCACCAGTTACAGACGGCTCATAGTTCTGCAGAGTAATGGCTTCTCCGGGTTTTGCAACGAACACACTTTTGTCGAGGACTAACCCACCATCACAGTTTATGGGGAAGGCTTGTATCGGCATTAAACGGCTCTCATGTAGTCTTTTTGGTTTAGTAGCTCGGTCTTCATTCTGCGAATACCATTTTCGTAGTCACGGAAGGAAAACTGTGCTGCCTGATCATTGCCCCTAAGAATGTGAATGTAGTATTTAACACGGGCTACGATTACATCATGGTATCGTGTGGGTATTTTTGGTTTATCTGTAAAGATAGATAGGTCTGGAGAAGAGTCGTAGAAGTCAAACAGAACATCATACTGTGTGTTCTCAGGTATAGGCGTGATCCCGAAGGAGTTGTCACTCCTCACACGGTACACACAGTCGGGGCTATTAAAGCCATCGTCCGGTGCGGACAGGGCTAAAAACTCGCTCTGCCTGTATGAAGAGTGATGCCGCCCAAGACCTTCGTGATACTCCTCAAAAGATTTGTACTTGAGAGTGGTAGCTGAAGCGTCTGCCTCAAATACCTCTACGAAGTCTACATCAAGGTTTTGCGAAGCAGTGTTGCTGAGACTAATAAAAGTTTGTTGTGTAGAAGCTGTAAAGGTAGCAGTCTTAATCTCTCCACCGCCTACGTTTGTAATAGTAAATGTAGTAGATAAGTCAGAGTCCTTATCGCTGCTAGACCCTGCAAATACATTTAGTGTCTCAGAGGTAGAAGAGATGGTTGCAGAGGCTATCCTCGCTGTAATGCGATACGTTCTATTCTCTATCGTAGGTATTACCTGTTCTATACACCCAGCGTTTAAGCGCAAAACTCCTGAAGCATATGTCCTACCACTAACTGAGTTACTAAGGGCAGGAGTGCCAGAGGTGCTTGTTCCTGCAGGGTCTGTGCTTCTGCTGTCCCAGAAGGAACCTAAAGTAAAGGTCTTATCAAAGTCTCCCTGCCGAATAAGATTCTGGGGGCGCAAGAAGAAGCTGTCATAGTCTACGTCTGTGCAGAAAGTGATGTCACCAGATGTAGCTGTAAATGTAGAGGATACACCCGTTAAAGTCTCAGAGGCTTGGAACTCACCTTCTATCGGCTCAATCAGCATGTACTGTTCGTCCGTGTGTCCTCCATGCGGCGGCACTCTACGCAGGATGCCTTTTGCAGAGGACGTACCCCCCGTAATCATTTCGTTAATGGTAAAGCCCCCGCTAACGCTGGACACTTCTACTTTTACTGGGTACTTATACTTGCCCTTGCCGCCAAACAGCGTGTATCTTCCATTGTGAAAGTGCCACGGCCACTGTATGTATTCAGCGTCAACATCGCGGATAGCTTTGTTTATATCTTTTTTAACTGTAGTCTGTACGCCCCGTGTGCCAGACAGACCTGCAGCAGTTTCTGCAATAGTTGTCTCGTTGAGGTCAAACAGTACAGCGTTGATTAGTTCTACATAATTCATGGCTTGCCTAACTGTGGTTGGCTAAGAAGAGTTCATCTATAGTTAACACTGCTTGTATTCTGTTAGCAGTTCCTGCGGTTAACTTTATGATATCTCCCTCGTTCAGGTTTAATTCTAGAGCAAGCAATACAAAATCATTTGCCGCTACGCTCTTGCTACCAAGTAATTTATAAGTAGCACTAGCACTTGCATCTGTAAGCTCTAGGGTTACAGGTGTGGCATTGCCCGAAGTCTCGCAGATAATTATGTTCTTTAGAACAGCATCGTGACCAGCAGGAACGGTGTACACAGTTGTCTGACTTGTGCCGTCAAGTGCAACTGCAGCGTTTCTTAGTCGTACCGCTCTTGATAGTGTTGATGTCAAGATTCTGTTCCTTTTGGTTTATTTACTACAGGGCTAAAACCAAGACCAATAGACGAGAGACATTCAACTTCTGGGTTTACGTCGGAGACACCTGTTAGCGTATATGATCTAGTTTTAGGATTTATGTACATTGTGAACAGTATTCCGTATAGAACATCTTTAAATACAAAAGCAGGATACTCTCCATGTTTCTCTGCTTGCGGTGCAAAAGCACCAATGGGAAGACATACAGTAGGAGGTGCCTGTGCATAGCTAGTTGTTGAAACAACTAACAAAGCTAATACTGTTAAGATATACTTCACATCACATGCCCCAAGCCTTCTTTAAATACGTCTGAACCAGTGTTGATTTTGTAAACATGTCTTTCACTTGCGTTGACCTTGTAAACATATCTTTATTCTGTTTCATAAGATATGTGTTTACCTCATACATGTTTTGCAAAATAAAAGACTGTTCGTAAGATACGTTAGAAGACATCCATCCAATTATATTTTGCCTAAATCCTTTAGTAACTTTTTCTACACCGTGAGGGTAAATGATAGGGAAGATTACTGCTTCTCCAGCGTTTAGTTTCTTACCTATCTGGCCTACAGGAGTTGCTAATGTAAACTCCCCACCCTCGTAATCGTCTGTTAAGTTTATGCTCCAGCCATAGTCAAAGAATACATTGTTTGATTTTGGTCGGGCCTTAAAAGCATCTACATGCAGGTCGTAGTAGTCTCCCTCCATGTATTTGTTATAAAAATTTACTGATACTCTGGTAGGACAATACACGCTGTCAATGTAATGTGTATCGTATAGCTTGTCGGTAATCAGCTTCCTTACCTCGTCTGGAACACCTTTAGATTCTTTGTTGCTCTTCAGGTCTTCTAGATCAGGAGCAGTATCTTCCCCGTTCTTAAATGTGTTCTGGTCAATCTTGTCCAGACAAAAACTTACTTCATCTTCGGTTAGTAGTTTGATAAACATATGTACCTCCGTCAATTCAATATCAAAACAATTTGAAGGGTGGGGTTTTTAAAAGGAACCCCACAAAAACCTTTGGTACAATTACGTACCAGACGACACCGTAGCCGCTTCCGTAAGCGGGTTGCGCGAAATGTCAACCATGCAAACGTGAACGCGGAAACGAAGCGCACTTTCACCCGTTGAGCCACCATCAAGGATGAGGGCGTCAATCGTGTCAGCACTTGTTAGGATACGAGCGTTGGCCCCGGAAGCCCCAACAGCGGCTTCAAGGAAAGGCGAGAAGCCAGCAGCACATGCAGAACCGTCAAGAAAACAGTCTACATCACCACCAGTAAAGCCAATATCCATAGTAATCTGACCATTACCACGCGCTTCAAGAACTTCAAGCGCACCAGCAACAATCATGGTATCTGCAGGAACGTCTACAAGCTGTACAACGTCTCCTCCAGCACCACCATCGGCAGTATCCCAAACCTGTGAAGTAACCACATACGGAGTGGGCATACGCGAGGGATGACCAACGGTTCCACCGCCGGAAATAGTACGATCATAAGTAGCCATAATTCATACCTCCCTTATGCGTAATCAACAATGCCAAGGACCAAGCCTTCTGGACGAATGACCTTACGGCCATATACGTGCAGACCGCGAACCACATCAGCAAATGAATCAGGATCGCGAATAACTTCAGTCTTAGCAATGGAGTTAGCAGTGGCCGTTGACGACATGTGACCAGCAAGAACAATGTTCTCTCCGGTAGCAACGCCACTGAGTGATACCATGTCCGTCGTCGTAGTTGCATCAGCAGACTGACGAAGGGCATTGGATTTATACAGCGAGAAGCCCATAACCTTTTGAGCCGTCAGCAACCCATTACGCATGGGGGACTGATCGTCACCAGTTACTTGAACTTCCGCAATTTTAGCACCCGCTTTGTAGAGAGTTTCATAGAAACGCGGGGGCGCTACAAACCAACGGTTCTCTTCTGGAACATCAGCTTGATCAAGATGACGCGCCATAAGAGCGATGATTTGCACAGCCTCATCACCAGCATCGCTGCCAGCCATCGTATGAGGAGTACCTGAAGTACCAAGATTGGAGTCGGTTTCAACGGAGCCAGAAGCGCCCTTGATACCTGCACCATCAATCATGGACTGAAGTACATTTTTGTCGTAGTTACGTTTGAGAGAGAATGCACCTGAAGAGGTAGCAAGCGCCTCAAAGTTAACGTGCGATTGACGCTCTTCGATATCATCTACCTTGAACGCAAACGCTTGAGCCTGATCTACAGTCAATTGAATTTCATCGTCTGCCAAGTCCTGCGGAGTAACCACAGCACCACGGGTATACGCTGAAATCGAGACAGTGGGTTCTTTCATAATGCGAACCGTGTCACCGAAATTCTCAATCTCCCCCGCATAGTCAGTGTTAGTAATATCTTCTACAACTGACGCACGGCGGAAAAACTTGAGAACCTTCTGGCTATAGATTTCGGCTTGGAAATTACCGGACGGAAGATTACCGTAACCGGAGGATACACCAACAGCCATTTCCTTAACCTTTCTATATAAGTTTAGCCATTAACGATACGACCCTCCGCATTCGCCTGATCTAGCTCTGCTTCAAGCCTGTCAAAGTCATGCGGTTTGAGTTTACGTATCTCTGAGGTTGTCCACACTTTCTTGTTACCACCGCTATCTGTAGAGACATTAACCGGACTAGTCCGAGTAACAGCCTCTGCTGCGGCTTCTAACTGTTTCTTGGAGGGACGACCTCTAGTTTTTTTTGCACTGCCTGTATCGGCTTTGTACAAATCTAGAACGCGAGAAGCGTACTGAACATCGTTGTTGTTTTTGGTGATTCCATCAGCAATGTTGGGTGGCTGCTTTCCTAACCATTCTTTAAACTGGTCTGACTTCTTGATATCAGAGAAGTCTGGATGCAGGGCTAACAACGCTTGGTAAGCACTTTTAGCTTGTAACTGCTCTTCTTTCTGTGAAAGACGTTCTATCTCTTGTTTAAGTTCTTGAACTTCTTTTGCAGAATTTTTAGTAGTCATAGCCTCAACTACATTATAAACGTCAGGATAGTTCTCTTTAAAGTTTTCAATGTCCGCATTCTCTTCAGGGTATTCCTGCATAGGCTGCGGCTTTTGTAGAAGCTCTTCGCGCTCCTCCTTCCACTCGTAGAGTTTGGAGTCGTAGTGCTTCTTGAGATCATCATAGCGTTTTTTGTAGTCATGCTCCTCCGTCTTTATTTCTGTAGAGACGGAAATGGTTTCATCATCAACAACCTCGCTTTCAATTTCACTATCTTCTAGGGTAGCCTGTTCGTTTTGTGCATCGTCCTGTAAGTCAGAGCGGTACTTGCCACGATAGGGGCCTAGATTTTCCTGTTCTTGGGTTTTCATTTTTCCTCCTTGCGGGGCCTCTAAGGGGTAGCCGCAGTTGGGTTAGTCTAGCAGGGCCGTTGTATCAACGGGTGGCTGCTTCAAGTTGCTCTCTTGCTATTTGATTCTCCCTTTCATCTTCAGGAGAACCTATGGGGGGAGCAGACCCCATAAAACTGTTTTGTGTTTGCTGCGCTGGGGGAGCGGGTTTTCTTTTGGGTCGGGGTATAGCATTTTTAATATAAGTAGAAGAATCTTTATCTTTATAAATAGTATGACCGCCTATTGTTTTAAATATTTCAAATCTTCCACTAGCAACCCGTTTATCAAAAAACTCTTGTCCTTGTGCAGTTGAACCCTCTTTTCCGGGTTTAATATTTTTATTTCTGTAAAAAGTTGCGCCCTCAGTTACATCATCTAAACTTCCTGCTATTTGTCTTTCAGCTAAATCTAAAGCTTCTTTCCATTTAGGATGTTGTGGGGCATCTTTATAGTTATCATTGTCATAGCCTGTAAACTCTTTGCCTTTTTTGCTAGGAAGGTCTGCACTAATTACTTTCTGATAACTATCTTGAGCCACAAAATTTGTTTTTCTATCAAATAACCTGTTTCCAACAACATTAGCTACAACTTGCATACCTTCTTTACCTTCACCGCCAGCTTCAGAAATTAAAAGCCTTGCAAGCATATCTATTTCTTTTGAACTAGCTTTTTTTTTACGTACTTGCGTCCCTTTCGCAGCCCTAACAGGAACTTGCTTCTGTGCAAAGTCCTGTTGCTGTTGCTGCTGGGGCTGCTGCTCTTGCTCTTCTAGCTTCTTCTCTGTCTCTGCCTCACCACGCTTGTTAATCTTTTCAAGCAGGTCTGTGCCTATTACTTCCGCTAACTCTGGAGGAATGTGATACTCTTTATTTGAGGCAAGTATTTGCTGATCGCCTTTTACCTGCTGTGCTGGCCTTGTAATAGTACCCTTATCTACCTCTATACCTTCTTTTTCTTTTAGGTATTCAATAGCAGGTTCAATGATACGCTCTTCAAAGTCCTTTTTACCCACCTTTGCAATAGCGGCTGCGTTTACAATAAATGCGCCTTCTCTTGCCTTCATGGGTACATCATCAGCCACACCTGTCTGATCTTCTGCACCCGGCTGATCAATCATACCTGCTACCTGATCACCAAGGGCTAACTGTTGCATCTGGTCCTGCATGGGAGACGCTTCTGGCAGAGGTGCCTCTACCGGGGCAGGTTCCTCTGGTGCTACCGGCTCTTCTGCCATTACTTCATCAAGCACAGAAGGTTGCTCCTGCGGCATTGGCTCCTCTGCCATTGGCTCTTCACCCATCGAAAGGGTGACACCCAAGCTAGCAGCAAACGCTTGTAGTACAGGAGGTTCGTTCTGCTCTATTAGCTGTACAACCTGCACCTGCGCCCCTTCAGGCATCTGCTCTAGGTTAGCTGTAAATTGATCTTGTGTTATTTCCATAATTACCTAGCCTTAATAACGTCTATAATCATTCCTGAGATGTCTACTTCCCACCATTTTTCACGAAGATTGCTTTTTGCTGGATTAGCGTGGTGATTGTTATGCCACCCCTCTCCCCAATTAATTAGAGACAACCATACACAATTACATGAGTTATCTTTAATAGTGTGATTTTTATAGCCCACATCAAGATGGTTTACGTAGTTTGTAAGCGCCTGTACTAACATTACTAAAACAGAGGGTATAATAAACATAAAATATAAGAGTTGAAACCCCCCTAACAATAAAAGCAATCCAACATACGTTGTAATAATTAAAACCCAATATCTATTAGTGTATTTAATATAAGGATCGCGGGATAGTGGTAGTGCTTGTCTAACCATCTTCATTTCATTTAGCGAGTACCTTAAAAACAACATCTTGATAAACCCACGCGAAGGGTCGTGCGGATCATCCTCTCCACTATCAGAATGTTTGTGGTGGATTATATGTATTCCTGCCCAGCCTAATGAGCTTCCGGTGCCTGATAATAATGCAAGAGTAGAAAATAAATATTTTATACCCCTGCTCTTAAATTTAAAGCTTTTATGCGCCCAATACCTATGATTAGTTACTACAATTCCAAGACAGTCATACAAAAAATACATAAGCAAACTTAAAAGTATGGCGGAAAATGTAAAATCAACAAAATTAAAAAGTAAAACTGCTGAAATTAAATTTATTATAAAAAGGTATCGTACTTTATTTAAAGATGCGCTCATTTAAATAACCTATAGTTCTGACCACTGGCCTCATGACGCCTTTCAAAAAGATTTGCAAGAGCTTATAGCGAAAAGAAACAACTTTTTTATCCAAATCCATTTTATAATAATTTGTTAGGACTTTTGCAACTTTAGTTCCGCCAAGCATATTAGCTAGCGTTGGCCCTACAAGGTCATAACCTTTCATAAGATACGGATCGTTTCTACGTAGGTTTATTCCATACTTGCGATTAGCACTAAATG